AAACGGTAATATTATATCTAAATTTATAATCCATAGTATAAAATACTATAAATTATAACGAATTATCGTCTAATAATAAATAATAATAATAATAAATAATAATAATAATAAATAATAATAATAATAATAATAAATAATAATAATAATTTTATTAATAAATTAAATTATTATGTCTTAAGTAAGTAAATAAAGATGGTAAATTATAAATATTATGATTATTATTCACCCAATACCAATAGTAATGTGTATACATTTAGTGACTTCAATAGTGCATATTTAAAAGATGGCGGCTCATGGGTATTGTATGCCAAGTTTAAATTAAACACCCTAACCAATGCTTTTTATAAGTCGATTGTAGGGTCTGCTTATACAACGGCTTCCACAACTTCTATTTTTGGATTGTGGATTTCTCCATCACCCAACAATTTTGTGCATTTAAGAAACGGTTATTATAACGAAGGACAATATAATGGCGATACTACATTAAGTGTAAAAAAGGCCAACACATGGTATGAAGTTATTGTAAAATATGATAGTAACTCCAAACGACAGCTAATTTTTAGCCTTCGAGAAGTTGACAATCCGTCAGAAACGCTCCAATCATCAGCATTTGCATCTACTAATGATTATGTGCTTCTTGGGAATCCTATTACATTTACAGCTGGTGGATGGCAAAACAATGCCAGCGAATTGTTCCCTGGAAATGTACAAGATATCAAGATTGGTAGATATATTAATGATAAAATACTAAGTGATATTTTCGGGCAGAGCAATTTCTCTCATCCAAGAGGATTCACGGGTTTAAGTTTTACAGTGGCCGATATTAATAATTTGTCAATTGGTAGATATATAACAGTTATTTCATCCAATACATCAGTTATATCTGTTAGTGGTTCTGGTACCAATTGGGCGTTGGCTCTATTGGCAGTTGGGTCTGCCACGATAACATGCACCGTATCTGATGCGTCGGGCTTCTATACAACAGTCACAAGTAGTGTTACAATAAATGTTACAAAATCCGTTACAACCGTTACTATCAGTGGTGGAAATAGTAATACTACAACCATTGTAAAAAAATACGTTCCAAGTGGGACAATATCTTTTGGTGAATTAATCACGACCGATAATACCGATACAGGATACTTCACGCGGACATTTGAATCGAATAATACGTTAATTGTTACAATACCCAACACAGCTTCAGCATTCGCAAGCATCATTGGCTCAGGCACAACTACATTAAACATGTATCAAAGTGAAACTACAAATTTTACAGCGTTTTCTGGTTCAAATATTATTACGATCGTTGTTGTTGGACAAAATAATACATATTCTCTCGCTATGCCGTCTATGGATTTAAGCGAAATAAATTTATCTTCGACCATATTTATGAATTGCAATATGACTGGTGCAAACTTGTATGGGACTACGTTTAACTCGTCTACTGACTTAAGCACGTCCACTCTGAATTCAATACGCTCAGGTCGTATTATTGGCTTCACAACTCGGCTTCCTTCCGGATATAAAATGATTTAAATATATGTTACACAAATCAATAATATGTATGTCATTACGCAAACGCGCACACACTAAAATCAATATAACACCATATGAGTCCGCCCGATCCGACTAAACTATTAAAATCTGAGATATTTGATTATGTGATGAATGTATTACACAGATATCATCATTGTGTTAGGTTCGATAAAAAAAAAACAAAGGACAAGTTCATTGCCCACGTTTGGAAACGTTACAATGATTTTAATGATAAAACACTTCAAGAACAAATTAGATACGTAAACGAGGAATTGTATTGGGGGAATGATGATGAATTTACACCAACCATGTGTCCTATCCACCGAATGGACTTGTGTTTATTTTACGAGACATGGAGCTCCCCGCCCGTTTTCATGGGTGGGTGGTCAGGAGTCCCCTATGAATGGAAAGTTTTTGAGGATCACGATGACCAAGCAAAAAATCACTGGTTAATTCGCGCCGATGACGGTCATAATTTAATGAACAGTCGTCATCACAAGGTATGGGGTATGAAAGAAACAACGTTGACAAAGGGCTTTGATTATCTTGTCAAACCGGGAGATATATTATGGTTTATATTGACCGGATGCAATGGAAAAGTGATAGCGTTTGCCGAATACGTAAGTCATAATGGGCGAACCCGAACAAACGAAGAATTTGGTTGGGAACGGCCGGCAACCAATGGCAACGACGAATGGAATATAGAAGTAAATTATACCGATTTTCGACATGTCGAAACAGACAATCTTTTTACACGTATAAGAGGGCAGAGCGCAAATATACGAATATATAATCACAAAGAACCAAATTGTAGCATAGATTTACCGCGCATTTATGCTACATACCAATCACAGCAATCACATCAACAGTGATAAAACGAATGTGGCAATATTAAATATCTTGGAGTCGATTGCGGATTGGTCGGACACGGTATCCTTGTCGGCATCAATCACCAATTTTCTGCGCGAGTCGTTAAGTATCCAGTCGTCGTGATACTTGTTGCATTCTGCAAGGTATTCTAAAGCAATCGTTTCGCCCTCTCGGGCGCGCTTCTTAATGCGCGTCAAACACGTTTCAGCCGATGCCTGGATGTATACGATACCCGTGGCGCGCACGTCGTTGTAAAATTCGTCAAACCACATGTTGTAAATGGTGTGGTCGTCCTTGCTAATGAACCCTTGCGCGTGCAGCATTTTTTCAAACACGTTGCGGTCGGTTTCCACGCACCGTTCGGTAATAATGACGTCATAAGCGGGATTTCGGGCGGCGGCGAGCAATATGGACAGCCTGGAAATATATGCCATCATCTGGAACTTGAACGCGTATGTTTTGGGGTCCCTGTAAAAATTAGAGAGAATGGTTTCGCCGCGCTCGTCCACAACCGCATTCCAGACGGTATCAACGGGTTCCTGAATGAAATGCACGTTTGGCATGTCAGCAAATGCCGCTTTCAATTGTTCTAATGTGGTCGATTTTCCGGAACCGATTCCACCATCCACGGTGATAATGATGGGTTTGGTTTTAGCATGGCGCCTATGCATATTCGTTACGCTACCAATGTCCGCCTTAATGCTGTCTATATTTCCGCCAGTATCAGAAGCCTTCTGCATAATTGATGATGGATGTGGTTGTGTTTTACCAGATATATCTAAATATAATACATCTATATTTATATTTGTATTCTATATATATTTATGAAAAATACACATAATTGTCTACTATTAATACGACCGCTCCAACTTACGTTGCATGCTTATTAGTGTATCATATGCATACGGGTGATTGGCATCCGCGGCCAGATTACACCATTCCATTGCATCCCTAAATGCCATTGTGGTCGGGTTATCCTTGGATTTACGGCGGTATATTTCGGCAATTGAATAAAAAGCATCCGCATTTCCCTGGTCGGCTGCAAGGTTCAAAAGCCGCAACGCTTCATCCGGATCGGATTGTATTTTAAATTTACTCAGGGCTATTTGCGCCTCGTCGTAATTCTGTTCTGCGGCAAGTTTGAAATAGTCAGACGCTTCCTTCGTTTTCCCTTTTTGCTGTTCGTATAATCCAAGTACATATTGACCATATTTGCTGCCAGCAGCCGCACTCTGAGTCGCTAAACCAAGACCGGCCTTTATGCCATCATTAAAATGGCAATGTGCTAAAACTCCTTTGCAATCGGGGTCATCAACGCCAGAAACCAACCTCATCGCTTCGCGAACATCTTTTCTAACCCCCGCCGTGCGGCCATTCAATAACATGTCTGAGAGACATGCAGTCGCTCGTAAACTGCCCATGACCACTGCTTCTCTCAATTGCTTAACTGCTTCCACGTTTGCATCGATACATCTCTGAAGATCACCATCTGCAATGATGTGAGGAGTGCGATAACGAAATGAAGTCGCGTGCAAATGTTCAGCCATTTTAAATAATTCATTTTCAACCCTTTTCGTTTTTACACGACTTTCAATAGTATTACTCATTTTTTCTTTCACGTAGCGAGGTGGTGGTAGTATGCCCGGTGGTGGTTCCAATAGTCGGTTTGATAATGAACTAAGCATGGCTGAATCGCGCGGGTTTCCTAAAAGCCGTTGTAGTTTTTGGGCTCGTGTTAATTTTGGGGGTGACGCCGACGCCCCCGAAGCCCTTGAAGCCCCACCGTTTCGTTTTTTGTTACGACGACGAGTATTTTTGACCCTACGAGACATTTTTCCTCTTTTATTAGACATAATTGATTAGCTATTTATGAATTAATACAAGAAAAAATAAACAATAATGAAGACCGTTTAAATAAAAACTGTTATGTTTATGCAACCAACAATCGAGAGAATTCGATATGAAGCCGTCAACCACTGAACAAGAACAAGACAATGATTCCATCAATTGCGATTCTGATACTTATACCCGTAACAATATGCATTCTGGTGGTGGTTCTGATTCTTACTCCGATGCTGACAACCACGGCGGTTCCGTATCCGTTGCTGGAGATGACCAACGTGGAATGGGAGAGGCGGTATCCGGACATGGATCTGGAGAGCGGCAACTACAACAGTCGCAACAATTACAACAATTACACGTATCACCCGCTTCCACAGCGGTGGTAGAAGCACAGGACATAACCAACCAAGTAAAGCTCTCGAAGAGTGAATGGGATTATACGGAGATTCCGGAACCGCAATCCGAGCAAGACATCATGCGAATGATAATTTCCGGATTCAATAACGTGAATATATTCAAAACCGCACAGCAGTCGCTGATTTCATTTCTTAAAATCCAACCTTCGGATGAAATGCATTTTCATTTATACAGCACATTTTACAAGGCCGAAATTGCAACGCTTCTGAGACGCCATAAAAAAAACGAATGCGACTATTTGGCAAAACTTGCATCCGACCAGTCACCGTCATCACTGCCATCCGAATCCGAACCTCAAAAGGACCTTTTTTCATCCTGGAAAGGAATACGCGGGCAAGCCAAAGAAATTAAAAAAATAGACCGCATGCGAATCGACAATATCAAAACAGACCCCTCACAAATGACGGGAATATATGAAAACGTTCTGCTCGGCGTTTTAGACAAGATGCTCGAGCACAAATACAACCGAGTCGCTGCACTGCGACCCAAATGGATGTATTACTATTACAGCCTCTCGGTTCTGTTCAATAACCGCATCGAACACTTGAATGCGAATGTGAATTCATTCGTTGCGCACGCAATAGAATACTACGAACTGGAAGCGTCGGCCACCGAGAACGTCCTGATGTTCATCCAAAACGCGTACGAATACGTGGAACGAAACGAGTTCGTGCACCGATACGCAAACTTGCAACTGTATGAACACCAGAAACAACTGTTCACGGTTATCAAACGCCCCGGTCCCAAGTTGGTGCTATACATTGCGCCCACTGGAACGGGCAAAACGCTGTCTCCGCTCGGTCTAACCGAGCAGTTTCGGGTCGTATTCATCTGCGCGGCACGACACGTGGGTATCGCGCTGGCCAAATCCGCAATCACGATGAAAAAGAAGGTGGCGTTCGCATTTGGGTGCAACAATATTGACGACATTCGTTTGCATTACTTCGCGGCAAAGGAAGCCACGCGCGATTGGCGCACCGGTGGAATTCGAAAGGTGGACAACAGCGTCGGTGACAACGTGGAGCTCATGATATGCGATATAAAGTCTTACCTTTACGCCATGCACTACATGCACGCGTTCAATCCGCTCGATAAGCTGGTCATGTATTGGGATGAACCCACGATCATGTTGGATTATGCCGACCACGTGTTTCACCCAATCATTCATAACACGTGGGCAAAAAATATCATTCCGAACGTGGTTCTATCTTCCGCCACGCTTCCCAACGAACACGAAATCAAGTGCACTCTATCCGACTTTCATGCCAAATTTGTGGGCGGTGAAACTCACAGCATTGTGAGCCACGACTGCAAAAAGTCGATTCCAATTGTAAACAAAGACGGGTTCGTGGAGTTGCCGCATTTTATTTTTGCAAAGGAGGAGTATGCGACCGTTCAAGAAAGTGTGGCGCACTGCGAGCAGTATAAAACGATCATGCGGTATCTTGACTTGCGCGAAGTGGTGCGGTTCATATGCGCGGCCCATAAAATGGGCGCAGTTGCTTCGTCAAAGTATTCCATATCCAGATACTTTTCAGGTAAATTATCTGACATCACAATGACGAGCATTAAAGTGTATTATTTGAAGGTTCTCGGAAACGTGAAGCCGGATGTATGGCCCCAGCTGAGCGCGGCTATGACGAACGACCGCGCGCCACTTTACAAGTCGAGCATCTATTTTTCAACCCGCGATGCACACACGCTTACCGACGGTCCGACCATTTATTTGACCGGAGAAGTGGATAAGATTGCGAATTTCGCACTGCAGTCTGCTAACATTCCGAGCACGGTGTTTGACGACATTATGGAGGACATCGAATTCAATGCAATTCTCACGGAACGGATCGACGAACTGGAAAAGCGGCTGGACGATGAGCGGGCAAAGCGCGAAGGCAGTGGCGGAGGAGGAGGCGGAGCGGGCGCGGGTAACGATGCAGGTGGAGGGATTCGCGGCGGTCGCACCGTAAGCAAAAAAGAGCAGGATTCAAAATTGTGCATCAACGATAAATCCGAGAAGGTGATGAAGCGGTTTGACGAGCTGTTTCAAATTCAAGGCAAAGTTAGCGAACTTCGAGCCCAAGTAAAGACGGTTACGTTGAACGAGCTGTTCGTTCCAAACAGTGACGAGCACTTTCATCACTGGGTTCCTGAAAGTCGAATGAGCGACGATAAACCAACAAACAAGTTTTCGGGCGATGTTGATCCCGAAACGGTAGAGCGCATTATGTTGTTGCCGGTAGAAAATAGCTGGAAGCTCCTGCTCCTTATGGGGATTGGAGTGATATCTAATTCAGTTGGCAGCGGCAGCGGCAGCGGCAATAACACGCAGTATAATGACATAATAAAAAGCCTCGCGCAAAATCAGAAGCTGTATTTTATTATTGCCTCGTCTGACTATATTTATGGAACCAATTATCAGTTTTGTCACGGATATATTGGAAAGGACCTTTCGACCATGACTCAAGAAAAAACGATACAGGCAATGGGGCGAATCGGACGCAACGCGCTGCAACAAGACTACACGGTGCGGTTTCGAGAAGACGGTAACATACGAAAGCTGTTTTTGACGGTTCCTCCGAATGAAAAGATTGAAGTCGTGAATATGAATCGGCTGTTTCATAGTCGCGATATGTAGTGCTGTAGTGCGTGAAGGGGTATTATAAACGTTTTTAAAGGTTGTCGGGATATAATGCAATCTTTCGACTTTTGCAGAATACCGTCATAACGACTGCGTCGTGAATACGCGGTGCGCGCTTTTCTATGCGTTTATAGTTAAGTTATACGTCTATAGTGCAGCTGGTGCACCACCAGCTCATCCACCCGACATGGACCGTTTCTGCCTCTGCTGCCTACTACGACGACGTGTAGCACTTCTGCTTCTGTGGTGCCTACGTGACCTACTTTTGTAACTCCTCCTGGATTTGGTGGCTGGCATGGTTTGTGTGTGTGTGTATTGGCGTTTAGTTAAATTAAATTGTCAATATTATAATATTGTATTTTATTATAATATTTTTAGTATTTTTGTTTTTTCGATATTAATAGTTTTATTAATAATCCTAAATTTAAATTAGTTCGTTCTATACTATACAAATACAAACTATACAAACTATACAATACAATACAAATAAATAAACAAACATCTGAAATCCACCACCATGTCATCGTTAGCATACGATAAGTCCGTTCATTCTGCAATTGAAGAACAAATAACGCGATATTACACAATAAAGAGTGAATATGAACGAAAAATAAAACAAAAAATCGAAACCAGACGACGTGGGAAACAACCTCTTACGCACGCGGCATTAGAGGCATTGCGAATTGGTCAGTGTGAATTATGCGGCAAACCAGGTAGCATGATTTTTTCTAATGAAAAAGGAACGCTAAAAATGACATGCGAAAGGAATCCAAAGTGCGAAGCAAACAATATTGTAATTAAAAAACCCAAGTATGCAAATTTTGCTACTCTAATGGAAGAGTACCAGGTCAAAATCGATAAAATCAAGGAACAAACAATCGAGTTAAAACTGAAATTGCTTTTTGGTTATGCCACGGAAGCGGAAACAATGAAAGAATTCTCCGAAATAGAAGCAGAAAAAGACAAAACGGTTAAGATGTATGACCGCATACGAGAGAAATACCACAACGTGGTTGCAAACGCGGCACAAGAAACCGCGCTAAAAGACAATGAACATCGCATAAGTGAAATTGTTAAGGGGATAAAAACAATGCTTTCGCCTGCGGGGGTGGTCGATGTTACGCAAGATACGGTTCAAGCTGCCGTTAATAAATACTGCGACGAGATGGTTAACGCGCTTAGCTTATATTCTGAAACGAAATTCTCGTATAGAGACGTTGTTCCTGATGACGACTACCCCGACGAAACGTGGCACCGGCGGCTGGTTCAGAATACTGTCAGTATAAGTGACATTGTTTTACCGCAATTTGAGTAACTTATAAATTTATATCGATTAAAATTATATAAACTATTAAAATATAGTCATAGTCTAAAGTAAAACTAAATACTACATTTCCATACAAACAAAACCCAAAAAAACAAACATGTTTGAGTATGTGTCATTTCCGATTTTTTTAATCAGTCTTGCGATAGGGTTGTTCTATGTATATGTGGTGGTTCCTGCACCCCACGTAATTGTTGTTTACCCCACCCCCGATAACTCCAAGGAGTTTCAATTCAAGGATTCTGCAAACAATTGTTTTGAATACGAGGCAAAAGAAATAAAATGCCCGGCGGATAAAACACTTATCAAGGACATCCCGATCCAACGCAACCACGTTGCCGCTTGATGTACATGTATATGTAAACCACACCCATTTTTAGAATTTTAAAATATTCATAACCATTTAGAAATAACAAGATTATGAATTGTATTATAAATCGAAATAAATCGAAATAAATCGAAATAAATCGAAATAAATCGAAATAAATCGAAATAAATCGAATATAAAAATAAACAAAAATGAAACTACTCAGCATTGACGTGGGTATAAAGAATCTCGCGTTTTGTTTGCTTCGCGTTCCAGATAGCACCCAACCCAAAACCCAAACCAACCCCAAAAACAAACCCCAAAATAATCAATTCGAGATATTGCTATGGGATGTTGTCGGAATATCTCAGAGTGAGCAGGAAGAAGCAGCTTCATTGCAACGCGCAGAATCACACCCGGTATGCTGCCATCATACCCACGCCAAAGATAAAAACAAAACAACAACCCAGTGCAAATCAAGGGCTGCGTATTTTTATTACTCGTATTTGGATGATGAACCCGTATTTACGTGCAAACGACATGCTGCCGAAACAAAACAAGTTATTGGCATGACGCTGCCTCAAATCGCGAAACTATTGAAATCGGGCTCAAATGACCGCTTGCTCGAATTTTGCAATTCATTTATTAGCGGCAGCGATAAAGAAAACGAATGCAATTCCGAACCCGAACCAAAAACAAAACGCACCAAAACCGAACTCATAGAACGAGCAACTCACCTTTTAAGAACGAGTTGTCTCTTTTCATATGAGCACGCACATGCATCGCGTGTTTCGGATACGACGGAACTCTTGACCGCCGGTTCAATAAGTAAAAAACTTCCGTCGACATCAAGGGTAGAAATGGATCCGTGCGGGGCAGACAACGTTTCTCTCGTTTCGGTTGGTTATAACCTTATGCAAAAATTCGACAAGCTGTTCTATTCTGAAAGTGGCGAAGGTCAATACTACTACATGCCCAACCGGGTTGTAATCGAAAACCAGATCAGCCCGATAGCTACAAGAATGAAGACGGTTCAGGGAATGGTCACGCAATACTTTTTAATGCGCGGCGTTTCCAAGGCCAGTATATCGTATATATCGGCAACAAACAAGCTGAAAGCCTGGTCAGCAATGAACGCGGATGCCGAAATCGATACCTATGACGACCGTAAAAAAACGGGTATTGCGTGCGTTCGAAAAATGTTATCATCATCATCATCATCATCATCATCACCTACGCCATTGGAAGCACCACCACCCCCGACCGGAATGACGGATGCCGTCATAGAACATTGGAGAACGGTATTTGAATCCCACAAAAAAAAGGACGACATGGCAGATTCTTTGTTGCAAGGCATATCGTGTTTATAGTTTAGTTTATAGTTTATAGTTTATTTATATATTTATTGGTAATCCAACAAATATAAAATGGTATCCATTTCGTTAATTACAGATTTACGATTTACTCCGCCTTGAACGACGATGGCAGCTCGCAAATGTTTGTGTTATAGTAAACCTCAATCTCCTTCAGCTGGCGAATGTCGCGTCGGGTAACGAAGCTGATACCCGTTCCCTTGCGACCCCATCGACCGGACCGACCGATGCGGTGCAAATACGTGTGCACGCTCTTGGGAAGGTCGAAATTGATGACGGTGCTCACTTGCTGAATGTCGATTCCGCGCGCGGTAACGTCGGACGAAATGAGAACCCGGTACTTACCGGCCTTGAAATTGTCATACGCATCGTCGCGCGCGTCTTTGTCCATTCCGCTGTGAATGCAGCAAGCGGGATAACCCTTTAGCACCATGGCTTCCGTCAAATCCGAGACGCGTTTCACACTGTTGCAGTAAATAATGCACTGCGACATGGATATGGTTTTGAAAAGGTCTTGCAGTGTGGCGAACTTGCCGTCGTCGTCTTCCAGCGCAATGTGGTACTGGCAAATACCCTCCAGCGTGAGCTGTTCGGCCTGAACCAGTATTTTCACCGGATTGCGCATAAATTTCTCGGACAATGCGTGAAGCTCCTGCGGCATTGTGGCACTGAAGAGGCACACTTGCACGTTATTGCTGAGGTGCTGGAAAATGTTGTAAATTTGGTCCTTGAAACCGGACGACAACATTTCATCGGCTTCATCCAGCACCAACAGTTTAATGTTGCGAGCATTTATGTTGCGCCGGCGAATCATATCAAACACGCGTCCCGGACAGCCGACCACAATTTGTGGCATTTCGGTCTTGAGCATCTTTGCGTCGTCGTCGGTTGATGTCCCGCCAACCAGGAGCTGAACCTTCAATCCAGCCATTTGCGTTCCCAGATTCGTAATTACGTCGCGAATTTGTTTTGCCAATTCGCGCGTGGGGGCCATGACGAGGGCCTGCACGTCGGTCTTTTTAGGATCGAGATCGATGGCTTGAAGTGTGGCCACTCCAAACGCGCCAGTTTTTCCGGTTCCGGATTGCGCCTGCGCGATAACGTCGTGTCCGCGCATGATGGGCAGAATAGACCTCTGCTGAATGTGACTCGGTTTCTCAAAATTGTATGCATAAATACCGCGAAGAAGCTGCGGGTTAAGTTCGTCGACTTCTTCCCATGTGGTGAATTCATTCGACTCGGTTGCGCCCGATACACTGGCTGTTGCAGTGGTCGCGGCATTGGTTTCATTTTCATAATGTGCCATGGTTACGATGACAAATTACGAGAAGGGGTGTGTAAGTAGGTGGTGTAAGATACGCGTTACTCGTGTTATAAATAGATATTGTTGTTTGTTTAAATTGTTTAAATAGTTTATAAATGATTGCGGTGAAATAAACATAATAATTCAATATTTACAATTATATATTTTGAAAACGAGAGAATGTGTGAATGCGACTGGTAACAGGTTAACGAGCATACATCAGGCCGCAGTTTCCTGACGCAAACGTGAGCACGTTATAGCGCTCCTCCATGACCGTCATGTCAAACGTGTAGTTGTAAATGCGCCAGTTTGTTTTGTTGACACCGATGGGGAGGCCGGTAGTCGGGTCGCAAATGGTGTGGAACGACGCGTTGGGGTCAAGTGTGGGATAAATTGTGGATATCTCGAGCTCAATTTGTGTGAACTTGCTCATGTTGATTGCCCCCGATGGCTGCAAGTCCTGGATATCCGTGCTAAGGCAAAAATTATAGCAGTATAACCCCGGCGGCGGGTTACCGTTGGTCCTCACGTATTTTTCGACGTAGTTGTATATGCCGGCATCCAGTATATTCTCTCGATATTTACCGTTCAGAATAATACCCATCGTATTTAAAATGTCGCGCTGATTCTCGCCTTCAAACGGACCGGTAATGTGCAATCCGGTTCGCCGGTTGGTGGATGCGCCAGGCTCCGGTCGACCGGCTTCGTCCATGCACGGATTTCGACCGGGTCCCAGAATATAGGTGGTTCTGGAACTGGTTACGGTGCCGTTTTCCAGCACCACTTTTGGCCGCCATCCATCCGACGCGTGCTGCGGATCAAACATGTCCGGTCCGGGAATAATGTCGTAAGGCAGATATTCGTATGGCCAGTTGGTATAATTGCTCCACTCGTTTCGAAGCGACACGTCGCTGCGCCGAAAAAAGAACATCCAGTTTGCAACCATTCCCAGCGAATTTTCCAACTTGACGCGCGTATTTCCCGTAACGCCCTTGTAATCCCATTCGTATACCGCCTTTATCAAATACTTCTGCTCGTTCGCTGCAAACGCGGCCGTTTCTTCCGCGGAGAGAAAACCGTAGGTTGAAATCAAGTGAACGTCCGCATTCCAGTCGGTGCGCTTATCGCCAAACGACTCGGTGGCCAGCTCGACGTCCGGCGGAGTTTGCAGAAACCTGTAAAACTGGTGTTCGGGTAGAATGTAATTGGATTGCACGTATGGCCAGCCGTTGTCACTGTCTGTAACGTCGCGAATGGTGTAGAGTTCGCGCACCGGGCGAATGGTGACGTCGATTTGCAGCGTGTTGTATTGGAGACACACCAGTGGAAACGCCATTTGGCTACTCAGCGTGAACCACGCGTTGATTGGGATGTAGAGCTTGCGCCCTCGAATGGACGGTTCTGCACCGCGCTGGTCCGGCGTGTAATATGCGTTCGGATACTGATTCACGCGCGCACCGCAGCAGCCCGGATTGTTCAGTTCCGGGACATTGCCGGTCATTTCGTCATACAGTTGGTGCTTGGCGGTGGGGTAGTCGCGCTGGATCATGGAGAGAAGGTATGCTCCTGAAAACTTTTGCAGGATTTGGCCGCCGACGGAAATGGTTACATCCTTTATCATTTGCGTTCCTAAATCTTTGATCCATTTGAACTCGTATGGCGCCCATTTATCCCTTTCGGTTTCGGGCGGCATAACCGGGCTCCAAATGGTGGGCAACGTAACGCATATGTACGTGTCCATAAGCAGTTCCGCGTAACGCGGCACATAGAACGTGAATTTAGATTCTTCGGTCATTCGGAGTTTTCGCTGGCCATCGAAATCGATGCGGAATTTTTGAAGACCGAAGTTGGTATACTTTTTAAATGTTGTTTTGAAAAATGATTTTTTAGGGTTTCCGTTTAATATCGTGTTTTGGTTTCCGTATGCAACGAGGTTTAGTAGTCCGCCTGGCATTTTATATGATGTTGTTTCTTGTTATATTTTGTTGTTGTATTTTGTTGTTATATTCGTTATGTTATTTGTTATGTTATAATGCTATTATAAATTATATTTATATAATAGTCATAACAAAGAATAAACATAAACCGCGGTTCAAAATATAAAAAATAATAAAATAAAATATTAAAACATAATAATAATAGTGTAAAATATTTATTAATAATTAACAATGGCAGCAGCAGCAGCAGCAACAGCAGCAGCCGCAAAAGCAACAGCAACAGGGGCAGCAGCATCAGCGGGGGCGGCAGGAGCAGCAGCATTAGGAGCAGCCGGAACAGTAGGTTCAACCGTGGCTGCAACTGTCGGTGCAATGTCGCCGACAACCGCGCATTTTGCAGGCGGAATCATGTTCCTGTTTTTATTTATATGCATTATAGTGATTGTTGTTTTTAAGACGAACTTGAAGACGTCAAACGATGATTACATGATTGCACTTTACCCGGACATGGGGCGGGTGCAATCCATTAACGATTTTGACGAAACTTACTCCTACCTTGTGCGAGATTACTACATTAAAACCGCGTTTAATTGCTGCTCGTCAGGGGACTACAGCGGAGACTACGTGTCCACCACCGCACTTAAGCAAGTGATACGGCAGGGTGCGCGATGCCTGGACTTTGAGATTTATTCTTTGAGCGGCGTTCCCGTTATTTCATCGTCGTCGCAATCGGAATACACGATGAAGGAAACATACAACTACGTAACCCTGTCCGAAGCGTTCGACATCATTTCGTCCGACGCATTTTCGGGTCAACCCAAGGTGCCAAACCCGTCAGACCCGCTTTTTTTGTGCTTCCGCATAAAGAGCAACAACATTCTGGTATTCAACGAAATTTCGAGATTGATACAAACCAAACTGGCGTCACGACTGCTGGATTCCAGGTACGGCTATTGCTTCCACGGCGACAACTTGGGCAAGATTAAGTTGAGCTCGTTTATGAACAAGATCATCATTATCGTAGACGAAACGCCCGGCACCGAATCGGTTCCCAATGAAGTGTATCGAAAAACATCACTCTATGAGTACGCAAATATAGCGATTCGCGGACCCACGTCCAAAAAAACGTTCGCGCAAGTGCAAGCGCCAACACCGTCGCTGGAAGCCATGGTGGAAAACAATAAAAAGAATTTAATGTATGTGGTTCCGGAACGGTCGTCCAAGCCCGAAAACGTTTACGCGCCAACCGCCGCCATTGCGTCGGGATGTCAATTCATCGGAATGTCGTTTCAAAGTGACGACGCGCCCATCAAAGCGTATAACAAGATGTTTGATGAAGTTGGCAGCGCGTTTAAATTGAAACCGCCCGAGCTCAGATACATTCCTCTCACACTGGATGCACCAACACCATCTGACCCTTCGCGAAGCCTGACATCTGACATGACGGCTAAAACCCCGTTTGGCCAGCAAAGCGCGTGAACCAACCACCCCAACATCTCTTTTCGATGGATGGATTTGGTGTTAAAAAAAAATATAATTTACATATATAAGTATATATTTTTAGCATAACATATCACATAATGACGACGGCCGCGAAACTAAAAAAAATAGAAGATAAGGAGCTCGAAATCGTGAAGGCTGCAGTTGAAGACATAGAACAACGAAAGGGTCGCAAATTGGTCCAGGCCCCAGAAGTTCAGGCTATCATAAATACGGTAGAAAAGTTCATAATTTCAAAACGTCTCGTATGTTACGGTGGAACCGCAATCAACAACATAATGCCGGAACAGTATCGGTTCTATAACACAAATATCGAAATTCCGGATTACGATTTCTACTCTCCAAATGCAATTGACGACGCGAGAGAATTGGCGGACATGTTTTTCAAAATGGGATACAATGAAGTGGAGGCCAAAGCTGGCGCGCACCCCGGAACGTTTAAAGTGTTTGTGAATTTCATGGCAATTGCGGATATAACGAACATGGAGCGAACGTTGTTTAAAACGCTGCAATCGCGCTCATTCATCAAGGGTGGCATTCACTACGCGCCCACCGATTTTCTGAGAATGGCAATGTATTTGGAGCTTTCTCGCCCCGAAGGCGACGTTTCAAGATGGGAAAAAGTGTTAAAACGACTCACGCTGCTGAATAAGGCGTATCCGCTGAAATTGCGCAAATGCAAAAGCATGGAGTTGCAGCGCCCGTTCGAATCAAACTCGCAGAATAAAAGTAAAAGTAAAGGCAATAGGGGCAATGGAACGGGTAAAAATAGTAAATCCGACGATTCCAATACCAGCAAGAATGTTCAAAATGAAGTGTATGACATAACGCAGCGCGTGCTGTTGAACAGCGATGTCGTGTTTATTGGTGGATTCGCGGACATTCTTTACACAAAGTATTTACCAAAAAAGGAGCAGCACAAACTCACGCGCAATCCAGAATTTGACGTGTTGTCTAATTCACCCAAAGACCTCGCCGGCCTGATAAAAATGACGCTCACCACGAACGGAATCGACGGCGTTCATGTTGAAAAGATGCCCGGGATTGGTGAAATTGTTTCCGACCATTACAAGGTGTCGGTTGGTGATGACATAATTGTGTTGATTTATAAGCCCACCGCGTGCCACAGTTATAACACGGTGAAGCTGAACGGTCAGCCCATAAAAGTTGCAAGCGTCGACACTATGCTTATGCTTTATCTGGCATTTTCGTATGCCGACCGCGACTATTACAACCGGGACCGAATCATGTGCCTGGCGAGCTTGCTGTTTTATATACAGAACGAGAACCGAACCGTCCAAACCGGGTTGTTGAAACGGTTTGGACGGTCGTGCTTTGGAACGCAGGAAACCTTGGAATCGCTTCGTAAAGAAAAGGCGGTAAAATTTGAAGAGCTCAAACACGATAAAACTGGGGATGAATACCAGAAACTGTTTTTGCGATACATACCGCTCATGCTGCGAAGCAGTAAAACGCGCGCTGCGCGAAAATATAAGAAAACGAGGTCGAAAAAAACGATGACTAAGCGTAGCAGTAGAAGCAGCCTTCGTAATCTTCGTAATAGCGGCAGCCGCACTCGCACTCGCACTCGCACTCGCACTCGAAGTCACAAGAGTGAACGTTTGGAATCCGTTCACACGTGAGTTATTTTTATTTATTAGCTGCGACTAAATGGTAGCGGAGATGACCTTTGTGATTATATAGTATGCTGTTGCATACCCAACGCTGGTGGCAATGAGACCAGTGAGATTCATGTTACCGTCCTTGTTGAAAAGTGATGGCAGAAATTGCATGATTCCAGTGCGAAGCGCCGGCATCTGGAAAATAAAATACATGACGCCCATTAAAATCGGCATTTGAAATTCGGTATAAAGTGTTTCCAGTGTATCGGCACGATTTTGAGTTCGCCGGTTATTGCGTCGCACATCGTCAGTGCTCTCGTAACGTTTGATATAATCCTCCGATTCGCCAGCAGACCCGCTATTCCCGCCAACGTTGTCCGGGTGACGTGGCACGTAGTTTGGTTTAATTTGTTCGTCGTGTTGCATTGACAAACTATCTCTCGGAATATCCCTGGCCGGAAGTGCGGTCATTCCAGCCCCGCTCGCGCGCTGCACACCACTAACCAGTTCTTGTAGCGTGCGCTGGTCCATGCCAGCTTGCTGCTGCTGCTGCTGCTGTTGTTGTTGTTGCTGCTGTTGAGGGCCTGCCGGCATATTCATCATGTTTGGGTCATATTGCTGGATAACAATATTATTACCCATTGGTTGCCCCATCGATGATGCCGATGAGTTGTTGTGAACCGGGAGTTCATCTAATCGTGTTGTGTCCATGGTATACGTTAAATTATATGGGTGAGGGGGTGGATAATTGATTATACGTGTGTGCTGGTGTTGATATATATAGTTGCTAGAAACAAGTATGTATATAAAATACGCATTTGATTTTTGTTGGTTGAGGAATTTGGAATAAATTATTTTTATCATCATTTCATCATAATTATTTATGATCATTATGTCCATGTCCATTAGGTCCATTATGTCATGTCAATTGTATGTTTACGAGCATCGCATTTTGTTGCGTGCGGCGTGTATTTCAAGCATTTACCTTGGTTGTTGTATTTGTATGCGAACTTCTCAATATCTGCAGAAGACGGAGCCTCAAACTTTATACATTTGCGGTCACGGCACGCCTTTCTAAATAACGATGCGAGACCGAGTCCTAAAATTACGGATACAATGTATCCACCCGTTTGAGTGTGAAGAAGATGCTTCAAACCCATTTTCAGAACTATCGTGGTGTATATATGTATATGTATATAATAATATTAAATTATTGTAATATTGTAATATTGTAATTGTAATATTGTAATTGTAATATTGTAAGATTGTAAGATTGTAAGATTGTAACCGATATATCAAATCAAATTACCTCAAAATCGTCGGTATTATTAATATTAATATCGTGTTTTGCACTTGGCTCTTGCTCTGGCTCTGGCTGTAACTGTAACTGGGATGATGGTTGCGGTTGCGGGGTCATTATTTTGGTTTTAAACTGTTTCCATGAAACGTCTTTAACCTTCGCAACGGGTTGTTGTTGTGCCTTTTTGGCGGATTTATTTGCCGCTTCGTCGTCTAAATGCTCCGACTTGCGCAGCGCACTGTCAACGTAAATCTGTTTCAGTAATTTTCCCACCTCAAATGACCCTTCGTGTTGGTCAATGCGCCCGTCCTCAATAAGTTTTAACACGTTTACAAGTTTCATTAAAATAGCCAGGTCTATCTCGTCTTTTTTTAACTTGTTGAAAATGTCGGTATAATTGTTGAACAGAAAGGAGCAGCGTGAAACACAAATTGCGTCAAATTGTGCGGTATTCGATTTAGCGAGACGGGAGTACTCGTGCTTTAATTTAAGCATCAGTGCAACGTCCGAACGAATAAGTTCGCTGTGCTTTAGTTTGCGAATGGTATTTGTATTGTCTTCCGCATTATTTGCAGCAATCATCTTTCTAAGGTTGAGTCTTTCTTCTTCGTTCATTTTAGAATGGTATGTATTTGTAATATTAGTATAATACTTAGTATATTTTATATTATAATAATTATTAATTAATATTTATCAATATTTATCAATAATTATTAATTATAATTTTTTATAATATATTATAAAATATATCGTTAAAAATATAAAAAATATAAAATAAGAGAAATAAAATGACTATTGATGGAGTAAATCGATCAGTAACTCCTGCACCCGCGCCAAGTGCTGAAGAACTCAAACCGGTACCATTAACGTATACTGCAGATCAAGCATCCCCGGCTGCAGCAATTGATTCCGTGAAGACCGACGCGGCAAAGGGCAACATGGTGGCCAATATGCACGGTGGATGGGTCCCCGATAAGCGCGGGATCGTGCGAATTGTTACAAAAACGCACTCCAGTCGAAGCAAGAAAAATGGGTCCAGGTCCAAGTCCAGAACTATTCGACGCGGTGGAAAGAGAGCGACTCGTAGTCGTACTCGTATTGCGAGACGCCGGTTTCGAAAACAAGGAAGTTCGTTCAAGCGCCGCGTCAGCCGTCGTATTCGGATGCGCCTTTTAGAGCGGCATATAAAAAAACGCAGGTCAACAAACTCGAACATGCAAAAAATGATGAGGGGTGGCGATAATGATGCCGCCGCTATGGGAGGAGGTGAACCGGTTCCTCAGCACGGCGCATCGTGCGTGCCGGACGCTCCAAACTGTGCTGGTAATGCGGCCGCGTCTTTATTAACAGCCAACCGCCAAGCGACTGCAAACGCGCATGGCGACTCTATTACTAATAATCCTAATCCTTAATATTAATTTTAACACTTCCAACGGCTGCCGCATTTAATGCACGTAACGAACGTTGTCATCGGTTCGTCTGCGGAACGCGTCTGCATCTGGTAGTAGGTGCATTCGCGTGACCGGCATTTGTGGCACTGGAAGTTGTCCGTGGATGCCTCCACTTTGATTTCGTATTTGTTCTTGTCGCGAACGCGTTTCTCCTCAATGAGCTGCGCCCATTTATCGGGACACAATTCTTGGTGCGTCATGAACGGCAGGTCTTGGGCTTTTATGGTCTGCGTCCTCACCGCCGCGAGCAGTTTCGGGCTCTTCAGGTTGATGAACACGCTTCGTGCGTGGTCAAGGTAGACTTGCACGAAGAATGGGTTGCTCCATTTCTTAACAATATTCTCGCTCGTCGCTTTTCGGATAATGAAATTGTAAATGCCGCGTTCCAAATTGGTGGCAAGCGCGGTTGAAGTTTCGACGCTGGGTTCTGGGATTTCCGCAATAATGTCGCGAAACGTGTTGCGTAAATTTTCTCTGAATTCATTTGGATTCTCGATTGTGCGCATGATGTAAGTAATACGATTGGCCGTCGGCTTTAATGGTTATAAAATAGATTTTCACTTCTAAATCAATTTTATAAAATATTATTATGTGATGTAACGGATACCTACATCTTCTTCGGCAGCTCCGGTTTTCCCCCGGGCACCTTTTTCGCGCCCATATTTTTAACACTCTCTGACAGCTTTAGTATATCTTTGTCCACCTTTTGAATTGCAGCGGTGCTGTCCTCCTGTTTTTTATTCAATTTATTGAACGAGTCGAGCGTGGCTTGAATGGTTTCGTATGAGTCGCACCCGTCGCCGCACGCGCTCAATTTTGATGCGTTCTTTGAAGTGGACGATTGGGCCGATGTTTCAATCGGAGTAGGGGTTGCATCGTCCGATGATTTTGCGGTTTTTGCCAGAGCGGGGGTTAGCCCTTCTTTGCCAGTGCTGCCGCTGCCACTGCTATAACCATTCATATAATCAACGCCGTTCATAAAAAAAATGATAACAAAAATGAATAGGATTCCATAAATGATCCATTTGGGTTGAAGTATCATTGCCTAATCGTCGTAAACCCGTAAAACACTACTATATCTTATTAATATCTTATTATACTAATCTTATATTTTTATTTTAGGATTCAAAATTATTCATCTTTTTGGTTGCTCTGCATGTCGTTTATGGATTGATTCATATCCGCAATAGACTTTGCGTGAGCTATCCCCGTATTTGTATTTTGTATAATGCTCGCTTCCAACGTTTGCACCTTTTTCATGGCGTCTGACAATTTAATTTGCAATTCTTTCACGGAAGTGCAGTCCTCGGGGCATTTCACGGTATCACCGCCTTTCGGTTTCGGTTTCGGTTTTGCATTTGGGTCATTTGCAAGCCCTTCCAGCGTAACTCGGAATTTACTATCATTAAATAGCCAATTCACAATCAGAAACAGTAAGACTGCAAGCACTACGTATCCCACATATGCGTCCAGACTATTTAATATATTGCGGAAACTGAATAATGCCAACATTATTCAAATATAAATTTATTAAAATATATTATATTATACTAACAACATTATATATTAAAATTAGTAAAATAATATTTTATTATTTTAGCAACAAAGTTTTAAAATAAAACAATAAATAAATAAATAAATACTATAAATGTCACGTCCCGTAAATATCAATGTGTCAAACACGCTGGTAACCACACAGGCCGCGCACACGCATTCTAAAATGGGAACAATATACAGCTACTACCCGTCCCACACCGCGCCTCACGCCGACAACCATTTCGCCACACACCCAGAGGACTATAAATCGTCTTCGTTCGGTAAACCCACCCCGATAAAACACTGGCGCAGGCAGCTCATTCGACTCACCACACCCGAAACGGGCGCGCGAGGCAGCACGCGTGGTAAATTGACACTCAACATCGTGGATGCACCCGGAGCGCTTCCCACGTCTATATCCGGATCGTGCGCGTGCGATTTCGGCGCCGATGCCAAAGTAAATAACGCGTATGCGGTGCTTGATGACGCGGTGCGGCGTGCACCCGGGGAAGGCAGCGACACCGCCAAGATTTACAACGACGGTTTCGTGGATTGCGGCGACCATCGAATTTATACCGGGGTGTATAACACGCGCACGGTCGGTCCATGCCCTCAAAAGCGTACTGTTCGCACGGGCTCAACGCTGTTGAGCAAGGCATACTTTTCAGACACGCGCGCGTTCATGCAGTCGCGCGGGCGAACCTACCTGCAAAACACGACCTCCGAAATTACAAACTGCGTGCACCCCGAATTTTTGGAAACGGCGGGACCACAGTGTGTTGTGACGGCCGTGTATAAACCCAACAATGCAAATTTTTCAACCCAGGGTGCAGTTTCTTCCGGCTTGCGTCTTGAGCGCCTGAAACGCAACACAATTACCAAAAACGGGAATTCGTTTTTCAGTGCATACGGTATGGCCGCCGCAAATGCTGGAAAGTATCACGGCAGCAATTTTACGCCCTACTTTATAAAGAATAAGATGCAGACGCCGGTTTGCAGCACCGCGGGAATGCGCATCCGCGAACACGCGCGCGTTTGTGTGTGAGCTTGAGCTTTTGTTGGTAGTTGGGTAATGTCTTGAATTGGGAATGGCTTATCTATTATTTATTTATTTCGTCGATTGTATTTAAAAAATAAATATATTAGCGGGACGTTTATAAAGATGTTTATAAATGCCGATACAATTAGTGCAACGTCTGATATGAAGTATCCGTGAAGAAGCCAGAGTATATTGGTTGTAAGAAGTAGTAGCAACGTGTATAAAGATAGATCACCAACACTGCGAGAGGTTATAACCTTTACGAGCTGTGGAATTTGATACATGCCGTTCATAACCGGGGCCAATATGGCGATTATGTTGCTTATCATTATCATTATAAATCTATACAGATTAGTAAATAAATAAATAATAATACAAGATATAAAATAATTAATTATATTTTATAAATATATAATTAATATTTTGATAGGAAGAGTTAGAGTTAGAATAGAATAATGAATGTCAAAAACATCTGATAATAATAACAACAACAACAACAACAACAACAACAACAACAGCAACAGCAAGAGCAAAAAAAATGGCGCGGAGTATGATAGCATAATCAACTATGCCGAGGTGCAGCGCAAGGGTGTGTGCGGGTCCGGGTTTAGACATCGCACCAAAGTGAACCCCGACAATAACTTTTACGGATACGTGAACCGAGACTGGATACGGTCGGTCAAGCTGAAACGCGACCAAAAATACATTATCCAAATCGACGAATTCCGGCTGGCGCAAGATAGAGTATACGACCAGCTCGTGAATATCGCCACCGATGCCGCCGCTCCGAAACCGGTGCGGGCACTTTACGAGTCGTTGAAACGCCCCATATCCACTGAATCGGCGCGGCGGCATTTGCGCGACCATATTGCCATGCTGGATAAATGCATTGCCGAAGACAATTTGTGGAAATTTCTGGCGTATCTGAACACGAATGAAATGACTCGATATGCGTCCCCTGTGTCGTGGGACATGCTGCCCGATGAAAAAAACAGCGGCGTTTTTATCAGTCATCTCACTTACCCGGAGATGTCGCTGTATGATTACCGCTACTATTTACGCGACAACGCGATGCGTCCGTCGTCGTCAAAAACCAGACGAAGACGGGTGGGTGCGGTTCGTCGGCGAGCAGTTACGGCCAGCACTATAAAGCGCGAGACGGAATACAAGCACGTCGTTCTGCATAAATTTGTGGCGTATATCGATAAAATATTCAAGGTGTTTGGTCTTGAATATGGAAAAGGAGAGAATGTGCTGCACATTGAAAAACTCATGATTGATAAGCTGGCGTGCTTCAACGGCAAATTTGACACAGATGATGAAGCGAGTGACGATAACGAGTATGCGAAGCTGACCGCCGCAGAGTTGAAACATTACTGCGCCGGACTTGATTGGCCGGAGATCGCAAAGTGTCTTGGGTATGCGCCAACCGCAGTTCCGAAGCATGTGGTGTGTTCCTCGGTGGGATACATGAAATGCATTGTCGAATCGATGCAAAGCGAAACGCACGGATGGAAAACGGCCAAATGGCGGAGTTACTGGATATACATTTATGCCCGGCACCTGATTCAATACCACGCCGAGTGGCGCGACATCCATTTCAATTTCTGTTTCAAATTCTTGCGCGGACAGACCGCGCCAATGCCTGCGCGATTTTTCGCGCTGTTTGGAACCACGCTGGCGTATGACACGTATTTTGCGAAGGAATATAAGCGCCTGCACCATAATCAGGCGACGCACGATTATGCGCGCGACACGGCGAATAAAGTGATCGAGGCAGCGAAAGAAATGGTGCGTGCAAACACGTGGGTGAGCGATAAAACGCGCGCGGAGGCGCTACGTAAATTCGGGTCGCTGCGCATGGAATTGGGGATACCGGATAAATTCGGGCCGGATGTTCCGCCGTCAGTATCTAACGCGTTTTCAACTACGGATGGCTGGACGAACATGATGGCGATATTTGAGTGGCGAACGCGCGAGCTGATGATTCGGCAGTATGAGGGAAAAGCGGTATTCAATACGCCCGCGATTGACTGGAACCAGCTGAAATTCACGGGGTCGCAGGCGTATGTGGTGAATGCGTATTATACTGAAAACACGAATTCAATTTACATTCCGATGGGATACTTCCAGACCGAGTTTGTGGCGCCGGAAAAAGGGATAGAGTATAATCTGGCGCGCATCGGATACACGTTCGGGCACGAGGTGGGGCACGCGATCCATGTATCGGGGCGCATGTTTGACCACCGGGGGAATATGCGGAGCTGGTGGTCGCGGCGCGACAATGCCATCTATAATCGCAAACTGGCGGATGTGGAGCGGCAATATGAGCAGTTCGCGCGGCGCGACGGTATCGTGTTTGATGCGAAAATGACGCTGAGCGAGGATTTGGCGGATATTACGGGGCTGAAGCTGTGTGAGATGGTGCTGAATGCGCACCACGCGCGCGAAAACACGCTGCCTCCGTTGAGGTTGCTGTCGTTCGAGCACTTTTACACGGAGTTTGCAAACCAGAACCGGCAGAAAATATATCGACGGTCGATTTTCGCGCAATTGAAATCCAACCCGCACCCGCTGGATAAATACCGAACCAATATCCCGTTGTCGCGGATGTCGCTGTTCAATAAAATTTATAATATCAAACCTGGTGACCAGATGCACTGGCACACGGAAGATACCGTGTGGTGATGGATTGATTCAGAATTGAAATTATAAATTCGCTTTGATTTGTCATTATAAATTTTATATCATGATTTTGGGTTACATTCGTTAACTAATTGTTGTGCTTCCCGATTCCAGTGACTTGCCAACCAATTTAAATATTTGGGAAGAATTACTTGTCTTGTATTCGGTCTCATTTCCGCCATTGCCGCACCAAGAGCAAAATGTTTTTGACGCGACGCGTTTTTTAATTCAGCATCAATAGGCGCATCAGAACTATTTGTAGTTTTTTTATACATGTCATCTACTATTTTTTTTAATGCGCCGGGTTCAAGTTCTTCATCAGTAAGCTTGATGAGTTTTGTATGGTTAGCACACCATCCTATTATAATACTATTTGGCAATTTTAAGAACGCTTCTGCAAAATCTATACACTGTTGTGAGTTACCATTTATGGATTCATCTACCTCATCTAAATCATTAGGTTTATTATCACCTCCTATTTTCATTGTGCTGAATGGAATAATTCGGAACACCTTTTCATATCCAGGCGCAAGTTCGTTTATTAAATCGTTGCTGTCGCCGATTATTGCTGCCTGATTTAAACCGCCTATTCCAGATTTGGCTAATGTAACTTCTTTAAACGGCTGTATAAATGTCTTAGTCGTTGTATTATAATCATAAGCTTTAAACATATTTTGCGTTTGTATCTGGTTAGCAGAATACGTGAGACCTATATGTTGATATCCTTTTCCCATTAAACATTTTACTTTCTCTAATATTGGGCGAAGTGTTTCTCTTGGATCTGAGACTTTTACAGTTATTTTTTTGCCAGCTTCTGTGATTGTCTTCTGGAACCATGGACCTTGGTCTACCTGAACAACACCTGAAGGTTTGCCTCCAGAAGCGGTAGCAGGTTTGGGAGCGGCAACAGCAGCGGGTTTGGGAGCGGCGGCATCAGTTTTTGGTTTGGGAGCAGCAGCAGTATCAGGTTTAGCCCCCGAATTCGGCGGGCAACTTCCAGGGCCATCTAAGCACCATAGGGATACGTAATGTCCTTGATTAATATTAAATATATACCATAATTTTGTAAGGTCATAATTGGGTTTATCGTCACTGAAATATACAGTGTCAAGATTTATACCATCACTTGAAACAACATATATGTTTAGTTTATATTTTTTCGCAGCTGCTGAAATCTCAAGATCTGTTCCAAATACAGCTGGTTTTTTCATGACTGTTTGATAATTATTTGGGCCGGATGGGTTTTTATAAAGCATACCACCACCGCCTCCATTTACACCACCAATGGTTAATACTTCATTATACGTAAATCCAGTCTGACCATATTGGGTATTCTTATTATTGTCGTCGCATACGTAATCAACTATATTGTTTCTTATTTGCTGTGCCTTGGCATTAACGTCCCCAATTAGGTTTTTATATTCTTCGGGGTTAGCCCTTTGTATTAGTTGCACTAATGTAAGAAACAAACAATCACCCGACCCGCCATTGTCATGCTTAACAAAATTTTTCTTAAATATATTATCTCCAAGTTGTATATTCGTTTCAAATGATGTATCATAAGAGCTGATACGCTGTGTCTTAGTCTCTTGGTTTTTTTCGTCAACATTATCTTTGTTATGTTTTATACATATGGTTTTTGCAATACGTATACCAAGTTCACATAATACTTTATTAGAATCTTTGGCGATGTCATTCAAATTATATTTTAAAATATCAAATAAAAAGCGAATGGTTTCTAGATCCTTATCTTCCTTTATATAACATCCAGGATATGCATTAATTAACCTGGGTTTAACAAACTTAATATAATAATCGTATAATCTTGTTGTTTTTACTCCGGTTAATTGCGGGTTTTTTAATACATTTGTATCTTGAACATTTTCTATAAATTGATCAAAATCATCACAAATGTTTACAATACCACGTGCGTCAGAAAACAACATATTTTCTTCATCGGTTTTTGATGATGATGATAGTAATGATGATAATAATGGTGCTTCAGTAGGAGCTTTGCCTTCTTCAGCGCCAGATTTGGCTTCAGCGGCAGCTTTGGCTTCGGCGGCAGCTTTGGCTTCAGCGGCGGCTTTGGCTTCAGCGGCGGCTTTGGCTTCAGCGGCGGCTTTGGCTCCAGCGGCAGCTTTGGCTTCGGCGGCGGCTTTGGCTTCAGCAGCAGCTTTGGCTTCAGCAGCAGCTTTGGCTTCAGCAGCAGCTTTGGCTTCAGCGGCGGCTTTGGCTTCTACGGCGGCTTTGGCTTCTACGGCGGCTTTGGCTTCTGCGGACGATATATTTACTTCATTTTCCTGAATCAAGTCGTTTAATTTAATCAAACTCGCACTGTATTTTGGGTCTATTTTTTCAATAATAGCTTTATTCGCATTAAAAATGACTTGGTTGTCCATTTTGTTTTGTATGTATATTATTGAATAATATTATTTTAATATGTAAATATGTAAAATAATAATAATAATGATAATATTTACTATCACCAGGGAAGAGTACGCGAGTGCGAGTTTTACTCGGAGTAATCCCACATCATGCGTGATTTATAAATTCTTCTGCATCTAATTTGGGGAGCTCTTGCTGATTATATTTATTTTTAGCCGTTTTAGCGGTCGGGTCTAATGAATCAAAAAGGGTGTTTAGAAGTTCAACCCTTTTGTCATATGGGTCAGTATCGCTTCCATATACGTGCATATATACGCTTACATTAAACAGCTTTACGATGTTCCAAACCTCTTCAATAAATTTATTATAAAGATATGTAGGATTATTAAAAGCCCCCTGTCCAACACCGGTAAGATGTAGATTAATTCTTTGTCTTGGCTCGGCAAGACTTTTTATAACGGCCAGTTTAGCGATAGACTTATACTGCGCTAGTACAAGATATTCACAAATTTTGGCACCCTCACTACTATCAGCTGGTGGACTCTTGCTGTTTTGATATGACGGCGCAGCTGAAAAAACTTGTATACACGGTTTACCAAACTCGGGCATACTGTCTTGAGCCAGTATCTTGAGTGAGTCAATATTATCGCGTATTTTATCAGCCGCTTGTTTTAATTTGACTTCGTCTTTTAATTCATATGGTTTTAAGTATCCATTTTTATACCATGATATACCATCAAAAATTGGCTGTTTTCCGAGTTCTCCGTCAGGAATGGTGCCACCACTTGGGTTGATGGCGGCATCGCGTAAGATAAGTGCTTCCAGTGATGCCATAGATGATCCAGGACCTTGGGTCTTATCATGAGGATATGCAAGAATCTCTGAGTAACCATCCCACATTGATTCAAGAAAATTGAATTGACTTGCAACTTGCACTATGCTATTTGTTACTAAATTCGATTTTAGCGCATATTTTGCGTCAATTCGTGAACCAACAATTGTAAATGAAGCTTTATGTGGTGGTGGTGGGTGTGGTGCTAACTTTGAAACCGCTTCATATTCACGGCGTATATCTCCAACCGTAGTAGCTTTTAAATTTAAAGCGCTGTCTTTAATACCGGCAGTAATTGAACTAATACGACTCATAACATCTGTAATATATTTTTTCCATGAAATGTTTCCGCTTGATGTTGCCATTTTTTCGGGACCATTTTTGAACAATGGATCGATTACATCATGTAACTGTGGAAGGTATGCGCTAGTCACGAGTTTTGAAAGAGCACTTTTAGCAGCATCAGGAGCAGTGGTAGTCGGTGCAGAAGCAGGAACATGAACAGTAGGTTTGGATTTTTGACTAAGGTTGCCAATAATAACAGATAATTTTTCTGTTTCAGCGGTTGGCGGTACGAACATAATACCTTTGTTGTCATGACCGCTGCATTGATTGCATGCAAATGGCATTAGAATAATAGGTTTACCAGCTGCAGGTAAAATATTATCATCCTCATATACCGAATCCCCATATGTTGCTGATGATTTCGACGATCTCGATGCTTTAATAAAATTTTTACTAACTTCTACCAACTTGTGGCAATTATCTGCTAACTCATGTAATGTTGTTGCCTCGCAAACTTTAATTTTTAAATGAGTTTTACCGTGTGTTGTAAATACTGCGTTTGTCTTACTATCAGAAACAAAATATACACATACATTTTGTTTTATTTTAAGACAATTAATCATGAGTTCTTTAATATAATGGTTATATTTTTCTGAAACTACTTTGCATGTAGCAGCACCAGCGCCAGCAGGATCATCCTCACTAAACGGTTTATAATCAACATTTGGAACTGTATCCCCTGGGGAATATAAACGCCATCCTACATCGTTATTATCTGATGTAAATAATAATTTACCAGACTCACTATACATTAATTCTTCAAATGTTGTTCCAAATGGCGTTCCTGGTGATTCATAGCATACGTCAAGGCCTTCTGTGAAAGGGACCAATATATAAACATTTGACGGTAATATAAAACTACCACTTGCTTTACCTCCATGACAATTAAATGAAAGAACATTATCAGTAGTTAATTCGACAGGAGCAGCAGCAGCAACAATAGGTTTGGCTTCGGCAGCAGCTTTGGCTTCAGCGGCAGCTTTGTCTTCCGCAGCAGCTTTGGCTTCGGCAGCAGCTTTGTCTTCCGCGGCAGCTTTGTCTTCCGCAGCAGCTTTGGCTTCCGCGGCGGCTTTGGCTTCCGCAGCAGCTTTGTCTTCCGCAGCAGCTTTGGCTTCCGCAGAAGCTTTGGCTTCCGCAGCAGCTTTGGCTTCCGCAGAAGCTTTGGCTTCCGCGGCGGCTTTGGCTTCCGCAGCAGCTTTGGCTTCCGAAGCAGATTTGGCTTCCGAAGCAGCTTTGGCTTCGGCGGCGGCTTTGGCTTCCGAAGCAGCTTTGGCTTCCGCAAATAATGTATCGAATTCGTCAATCTTTTTCAAGATGCCGTTGCCACTATCTTTACTAATTAAATTCTTAATAGCTTGAATAGCCTTGGTAATAACATTATCAATATTATCAAGCTCGGGCAAGTTTGTTGTATCCGCCATTTTATTAGATAATGCGTGTCTAAATTACTTATTTTTATTATTGAACAATATTATTTTAATATATAATTAATATTATTACTATGAACATAAACGAAATTATGTTTTAATCTATTTATTTCCTGCATCCAAGACTAATTCCATTACGACTGATGGTTGGGCATGTCGCATTGATTACCTTGATAACATCCTTGACGGGTTGAACGAGATGAGGGCGGATTTGCGAATAGGAAGGCAGGCTAAGACCCTTTGCGTCGACTTCGGCATCAGAAAATGAGAGAGTGGTGTCAGTGTTCATTTTAGTTTAATTTTAATTTACTTTATGCTTAACTATAAGATTTTATTTTTTAGATATTATTTTTATTTTATATATTTTTATTTTTTATCATTTCATATTTTTATTTCATTCATAATTTGCAATAACTCGGTCATTTTTTCGCCAATAGGCCCGAGGTATTCTATAGGTTGTGGTGTATTTATTTTTTCAATTACAATTTCGATACTTTTTTTTGATGCAGTGACTATTTTACGGGCCTCTGTATTAGCGGCTTCATCATCGCCTGCTTTGGGTTCGGCGGCGGCTTCGGCAGCAGCCGTATCAGATGCGGATTCGGTATCGGGTTTGGAAGAAGATTCCGAAGAAGAAGAAGAAGAATAAGTAGCTGCACTGCATATAGTTTTTGCACCCGACGGCACATCTGCAACATTTACAATTTTGTCATTATTTTCGTAACTATCACATTTATCTACTATTAATACTTCTTTATGATCTTTTTTGGAACACACGTCAGCAACATCAGATTGGGATAGTTGCGAAGGTTCATATTTAGCACGAGTATCATCATACTCAAACTTAATCTTGGGATTTGACAAATTTGATATTTTTGAAAAAAAAAGTTTGGTACCAATAATTGCTGTCTGCGTCTCCGTTGTATTATATGTGCTGGAAATAAAATTGTATATAAAATTTGTATTATCGATTTTTTTGATTATACCCGCACTCACGACATTATCATCTTTTGTCAAGTTATCTTCAGAAACACTCGCATTAATATATCTTGCAATAATCACGTGCTTAGCTCCAATTTCAAGCACATTCTTAATTTTAGCCAAACATAGATGGTCGTAAAGCTTGTCATCATGTTTGGGTTGGTTCGATAAGATAATATATGCGTATAATCCATTTGTAATATGGTCTTGGTCTATTAATTTTTTTATGTCGTCTACGTTCGATATCTCAATTATATCACCCGATTTGATATCATCCTTTTCATGATAAATCAAATAATTTTGCGAGTTACCGGTCGGATCCGTAAAATTTCCACAATATTTATAATATTTTCCATTTTCATCACTATTTTTTTCCTTGTCTTTTGTGCTGTTTATCAAATATTTTTTACCGAAAACTGATTCAAATTTTGTTGCCATCTTATAATTTTTGATTTATTTATTTATATAATGAATGAATACCGAATTACCCAATACTTTATATGAAATACTTATATAAAAAATATTATCGTTTAATTCGCAAATATATAGTATAGTTGCATATTAAAAACTAAAATCCAATATAGATAAAATAAAATGAATTTAGAACTGTCGAAATTCGATATGCGGTCAATCAGTTTCAGGCCCAATGAAAACAAGGGCCCCGTCATTGTGCTCATCGGCCGCAGAGATACCGGAAAGAGTTTCCTTATTCAGGATTTAATGTACTACCACCAAGATATCCCGATCGGCACCGTCATTTCAGGAACGGAAGCCGGAAACGGTTTCTTCGGAGAACACGTTCCCAAGCTGTTCATTCACGACCAGTACAACACCGCAATTATAGAAAACATTTTGAAACGCCAGAAGGCTGTGCTAAAACAGATGAAGAAAGAAATCGAGACGTACAAGAAATCGACCATTGACCCGCGCACGTTCGTGGTGCTGGACGATTGCTTGTATGACAACAAGTGGACCAAGGACATCATGATGCGCCTGCTGTTTATGAACGGTCGTCACTGGAAAATCATGCTCGTCATAACGATGCAGTATCCGCTCGGTATCCCGCCCAATCTGCGCACGAACATCGACTACGTGTTCATTCTGCGCGAACCCTACATTGCCAACCGAAAACGCATTTACGAGAATTACGCCGGCATGTTTCCAACCTTCGAGTCGTTTTGTCAGGTGATGGACCAGTGCACCGAGAACTTCGAGTGCCTCGTTATCAACAACAACGTGAAATCCAACAAGTTGCAGGACCAGATTTCATGGTATAAAGCACAGCAGCACGGGCCGTTCAAACTCGGGTCAAAGGAGTTCTGGGAAATATCAAAAGATATGAACTCCGACGACGAGGAGGAGAATTATGACCCGTCCAACGTGAAAAAGAAGGGCCAGGGTCCGCGCATCAAAGTCAACAAGACCCGGTGGTAGTTGCTCATTATTTATATAGGTCTCTTAGTTTATTAGTGAAAAATTCTGAAATTACATCGTATATATCACGTAAATCATAATATTTATTATCATCATCCTGCGACAATACATCTCTCAGACTGGCTACTTGAGTTTGTAATACTTTAAATTGTCCATCATCGCTAAATTTGGTTTCAGCAACCTCGAGAGTGTCATTAATAAGTTTATCTAATGCAGTGAGATAGGTATCATATGTAGCTTTTTGATCACTGCCCCCGCTTTGAAGTGCTCGAGCAATTTGTGCCTTAATCTCGATTATTTTTGATTCCTTTCTTAGGTTCGCAAATTCTATCCCAAAATCAGATAATTTTTTTATTTCATCATCTTTGGGACCCCCTCCCTGCAATTTAAATCGTTTCAAAACCCCGCGGCGTTTTGAATTTCGGCTAAATCGGTTCGGTTTTCGACTTAATCTTCGTATAGTCATTTTTTCTTGTTAGAAATATTGTTTTTTTTGTTATATATAATTATTATAATTATTTCATTGTTTCATTAATATGTAATGAATCAATGAATTGGCGAAGTAATTCGAATCATGCTGATCAACTATCAACTAATCAACTTCTTCCAGATCCTTTGTCGAACTGGTATTATCTTGCGCTTGCCGCTGTCGCTCCAATATTCCGCTAAGACCGTGGTCACTGTCAGACGATGTGACAATATTCTCTCCCTCGAACAGCTGCTTCCTCACCTGTTCTGAGGTGCTGAACAACTCATCGTCATTCATGTGCGCCACATTTACCAGCTCTCCTTCTTTGGTCAGCGTTTGCGTGAGCTTGTTGCCCGACTTCTCCGCATTGCGCTGGTTCTCCTCCATCGCCTTCTGTTTCGCATCCTTCACGCGCTTGTCGAATTCCTGTTTGGCCTTCTCCTCATTTGTCTTCTTTTCATTCATGAGCTGGTTTAGCGTTTCCTCCATGTACTCGACGCGCCCGGTCTTGTAGGCCTCGGGGTGGAACGGCATCCACATCCCCACCGGACCGACGTAAACATCGTGATTGGGGTCAACCTCGCGCAGCAGCTTGCACCTGAGTTCCGCTTCCTTTTGGGTGGGATACACGCCGCGAACTTTAATACCGCGAATGGATGTCTGGAAATCGTGACGAGAGTTGAATTCCGCCTCCAGCTGCTCCTCGTGGTTGTCCACAAATGTCTTGTACTCGTCGGCAATGGATGTCTTTAGGAGTTCGGGCTTTTCTTCCTTAACAAATGCCTGCAAATCCTCCGAAAGCTTATTGAAGTCCATGTTGTACTTGTATGCAACGAAGTTGATAAACTGGGTATACTTCTCGACCGCCTTGTTGAATTCCCACACTTTTAGGAATTCCCGGAAATAAAAGTGCTCCTTTTGTTCCAGAATGTGTTCCGGAGACACAAACGACAAACACGCGAATTTTTGTCCCGCAATCGGCTTGTCCTCTTCCAACAGGTCCACGTAGTTGGGGCTGTCCTTGGTGGTAACGCCCGACGGGGCGCCGTTTTGCTTTGACTTTGACATTTTAATTAAATTATTAAATTAATATATTATTTGTTATATTATTTTATTATTTACGGCATGACCGTTTTAAGTATTTTTTAATGAAATTAACAAATAAACAATTAAACACAATATAAGCAAAAATACACAAATATTTTCAAATTCAAAGTAAAATATTTTTTTCTTTTCAATATTTATAAAATATCATAGCATATATAAATAACTAACATACATCAAAAAGCAAATGTCAGGCATGTTTGATTTAGGAGAACTCGTAAAACGAACGATTAAGTATTTAGTCGAGGGTGTCATGGTTGCAATTGCGGCCTACGCTATTCCCAAACGCTCGCTCAATTTGGACGAGGTGGCGCTCATTGCGCTTACCGCCGCGGCCACGTTTAGCATTTTGGACACTTACATTCCCAGCATGGCAGTGTCTGCGCGCACCGGTGCCGGATTCGGTATTGGCGCCAACCTGGTCGGATTTCCCACCCCCCTGAAGCTTTAAGATAAGCCATTCTATACTAAAATAATAAAATAATAAAAAATAATAATTTATCACGCGTGCGTAAGCTGATAAATTATTTTAAATATCATCTTGAGACGATACATTCCAAATCAATGCATTCAATCCGTTTCTGTTTCAAGCAAATTATTTTTTTGTAGCCGCATCGACCGCAGCAGCCGTTGCGTGATCCCACGCTACATAATCATAATAGTCGTCGTGTTGGTCGTACTCGAGATTATAATCGTAGTTTGCATCATCATTGTGCCGCTGCTCCTGCTCCTGCTCCTGCTCCTCTTCTCCATTGGGCTCATGCTGCTCATCCACATCAGAGTTAGTATTCTGACGTTCGACCGTGTCACAATTTCCGCTACCATTGTTGTAGCACTGGCACGTAGACCATTCGGTCTGGTGCAAAGAACCGTATTGCGACGCGGTGAATGGCATGATGGTGCTGCCATTTTCAGCTGATGTCAAAATAGACATCAATTTGAAAATAGTAGAGTCGGCGTAATTATTCGCATATGAGGATGCGCGATCATATCCCACCATTTCGTTTCGCCGATTGCTGCGCTCGACGTCCAGTGCTCTGAACCGGTCTCCTGTGGGTTGCGCAAACGACAGGTCAGTTGTGCAACCACCCAACCTTGACACATACAGCGTAAGATTCACCTTGCTGCGCCCGGTCATTAGCGTGATGTAAGTATACGCGTCGTATGCGGATGTAAACGGTATTGAAATGACGGGCCACTTGTCATTGTAGTAATCGTAGGTGGGGCATCGAGTGCCGCACACGATATAGTTTCCATACCGATATGTAATATAAAACCGCCAATCAACATCATAATATTTTTTCTTTGAAATTCGCATTCGAGTGCCGCCGTTCTCACCCTTTACCTTCTTTTTAACGTCATAGTATCGCTTTACCGATTCTTCAATATAAAGAATAGGAACCGCTGGACAGCTTCGGGAACCGGAAGCGTTGTCGTAATTAGTATTCATATTGTTGTGCATAATATCTATAATATCTGGTATAAGTAAATTAAATATATTTCGAGTGATTATATTCGTAGTTCGTAATGCGAACATGCATTTAAATTGTTTTTTGTTTTTTATTAATTTAGTTCATTTAGAAGTTTTAATCGGCAGATATGTTCCGCTCTAAGGAAATATTATATTCTCATAAATTAAATTATAAACTGTTTATACTTTATAATTCAATCCAATAAGTTTAACGCAATAATGCTGAAATTGAAGGAGTTTGCAATCATAATCAGAACAATTGGTATTATTATTCTTTTCGCATTATTAGTTCTGGAGGTTGTCGCGATTCCGTTCTTTATTATCGTTATGATCACGGTGGGGTATTTATGTTCGGCCGTTTCTTGCGTTGCGCCGTTGTTCTCGCCCTCTGTAGAACATCACAAAATTGTGAATTATTTTATAGCTTCATTGGGTATAATTGTTATTGCAAAGCACATCATCAATGCCGCCGCCTAAAATAAAATAAAAAATAAAATCAAAATCTAATTTCGGAATTATAGGGCTGAACGCCACCGTTTAGAGCACTTGGTGCAACCCCCATGGGCGGGGCAATTTGTCCGACGGCAGCCCGTTGCTCCTGCTGCAGCCGCTTCTTTTCTTCAAGGTCCCTATACTGCTTTGCAAGGTATTTATCGGACGAACCCAGCCCTCCGCGGCCGCCGCTGTCATACGAATACGGCGTGGTGCCAAAAATATCCGGACGGGCAATGTATCCGTATTCTCCCGCACCTTGTCCGTCGTAAAAATAGTTGACCGTATACACGTTTGCCGCGCGGGAGCTTGGGGCAGGCCGACTTTGTTTGCTGCGTTTTTCCGCTGCATCATCGCCGTGTATATTGGCGGCATCATCGTTGTCGTCGTTTCGCCGCCCACTGTTGGCGCTCTTCTTGTTTTTTACGGGGTAGTTTCCGCGAAAGTATGCGCCAATATTCGAATAACTTTCGGAAGCGGGATTAACCAATACCTTGCCAACGCTTGTATCCAGCACCATTATGCAGATGGCGGAATTAAACGGCTTCACCAAGTAGTCGCGCTTGCCTTCAGGAGCGCGGTCGGGGTAGAACGGCGGATTGGTCATTCCAAGAAGGCTGACCGCCAGTTTTCCCGATTCGTTCACGGCGATATCCTTTCGCAGCTCGAGAACGTAATATTTTGTGCAGAGTTTCATTTCGCTCTCAAATTTCATTGCAAACCCGACCTCTTTTAATATGTCCACTTGAGTTTGGGATGGAGTTCCGCATTTTTCTTTTGATTGTAGCGCGTATTCACCCTTATCTGAATCAAGAACCGTGTATCCGTTCACCGCAATTTTTATATCGCCCGGATTGGGAAGCGTGAAATCGTCGCTGTATAAGAAATACAGCTTGCTTCCGCTTTTTATTTTAAACGCAGTCGCGGGTATAAAACTGAAATCGTATTTAACGGTAACGTCCGTTGCATCGGGTGTGTCGTCAGTCAGTGTCAGTTTAAATTTGCACTCCTTTGCCAGAACGTCGCCGGCAATTGCGGTGACCGTAACTCCTGGAATATCAACCGCATCCTGAATTATAAGTGACTTATCCGTTTGTATCTCAAATTTAACGGGCGTTGCAGTTGGCGTATAAAGCCCCGAAATCTTGAACGATATGGGATGGGCCACCGTAAAATCTTTAATTGCTGACGTATCAGCCATAATGATTTTAATTTTCGTCTCGGCAGCACATGGCATTATGTAGGTGTTCAGTAAATCGCCCAAATCGTCGGAATCGCACACGTTGGTTACCCCTTCCAGTATGTAGCGAGCTGCGTCCGAAGATGTCATCGTCGTTATTGCCAGATTCTTAATGTCGGGAACTTTCATTTCCTTCGGAAGTGTCAAAAACATAATACCGTCTTTACTCATGACAAGTTCGGTGGTGGTAACTTCGAGAGAACCCGTCTCTGCCCCACTTGAACTGTTAAATTTAAATGCGGTGGTGGTAGTGGTAGCGGTGGTTATGGCAGAACCCGTAGTGGCGGCGGCAGAAGCGGCAGAAGCTGCTTGCATATCGGTGGCACCTTCGATCACGCGCCAATCATTGTTACCGTCGCTCATTCGCCACACAAGTCCTACCGCGATAAGCACTACGATGATTCCAAATATACTAAAATATGGTTCGCGTATCATTTTCACGTTGTATATAATATTCTGAAATATTTTATTAATAATTTATTAATATTTTATTATACATTTTATTATAAATATTATTTATGTAATATATAATAAAAATTGACAATATATAATTGTAAAATAAAATAAAACGTAAACGCCAAAGAAGGAAGATATCAACCAATCAATCACCAATCAATATCAAAAGCAATAATGAAGTCTGTCATACGTTTCGCCGCAGGCACTGCAGCCAAGTCTCTCTCCGAATCGACATCATCCGCAGGAAACAGTTCATCCATACTTGTAATGCGTAATTCGCTCGGGCAGAATTATAGTCGCGGAGTCGAGCTCAGTTATGCCGAGCTGGCGCGTATTCTGCCGCCAAAAACCACATATTCCCTGATTCCAAGCAATGTATTTCAAACGACCGCTCGCGATGGCGCAGTAAGCACGCTCGCTCTATCCGAGTGCGAACGCATGCTGCGGTCCAGGGACGCGATGCAACACAACCACAGCATTTTCGTTGGCGGAGACCATTTGACGAGCATGTGCACCGTTCTGGCTTCGCTAAAAGTGTTAGGCAACGACTTTAAATTGCTGTGGTTGGACGCGCATGCCGACATCCACAACGAAGAAACCAGTCCGAGTCACAACAAGCATGGCATGGTCGTGAACATGCTTATTAATCACACGTATACCGGAATTCCTCGCTTGAATCCGTCGCAGGTTATGTATGTCGGACTGCGAAGCACAGAATCAGAGGAAGATGCGTTCATTCGAAAATGGAAAATTCGCACCATAACGGCGAGCGATTTCTTGAGAAATGAAATGAAGTGTTTGCGCGAAATTGCGCATTTCACGCACGGATGCAATTCGCACGTTTCGCTGGACGTGGATGTGATGGACCCGTCCGAACTGTGTGCAACCGCCACCCCGGCCAAAAACGGGCTCAGTTTGGCACAAGTGCTGCGCATCATGGGCGTGGTCGAATCGGAATCGCGCCACTACTACGCCACCGACATAATGGAATACAATCCCAAAAAATGCACCGCAACGCCGCAAGATGCCGCAATTTCTCGCGAGACCATGCGCGCCATCTTCGGATTTCTGGTTTGAAAGTTATTAAGTTAAGTTACGTTACAAGGTTACAAACGAATGCTTGATTCATATGGTTGAACGGTTGCAACCACCCCCTTGGGAACTAAATTTGGAACGAGCGTGTTTCCGCCACCACTTACACCAGTGCCGCCATTGACGCCGTAATTCATCTGTTTCGGAAGCGGGGCCGTAAACGTGTTTTTTATGTCGGTATATGCACCTTTGATACCGGACGCAACCTTGTCTACTACGTGCCCGGTGCCATGAACCACCTTTTTGATTGGGTTTGATCCTATTCTATTCTCTCGTTTTTGTTTTGATGGGCCGTAAAAATAATTGGTGATGTAATAATTATCACGAATTGTGTCATCACTAACAACCCCGGATCCGGATTTGCGGATGTTTGTGCGGTTGTCACTATTCGCAAGTTTTGTTGTGTTGTCGGTATTCGATTTAGTAGAAGAGTCATATTGGTTCTTATCGTATTTGGGGTCACCGAGCCACAAGTTGTTCTTGCAAAATATGCGTTTCCCATCGGCGTCGACGCATGAGTCGCCGTCACTGGCGCACGCCCGTTTTACGTCACATGTCAAAAGTGCGCTTTGAGATGTCGTGTAAGGAATTGCTTCAGCTGCACTTTTAGCATCGGTCCAAACATAGCGAGGTTTGACGCTCGGGTCGTCGCTTAAAGCGGATGCCGGGTCCTTGGCGCAAATGAGGTTGTTTTTACCCACATTCGGGGCGTCTTCCGGGTTGCAAATGGTGAGTCCCCTAAATGCGGAATTGATCGCGCATTCGGCGCCTTTCACACACGTGTTCGACCCCTTGGCGACGCCAATACCGGCATAAGCGTCGGCCGTATAATCCCGTTGTGGTGTGCAATCACCGCAATCCGTGTCGAGTTCGCACCCGCCGGCCTCTTTTGACCCCTTGGCAATGTCGCACGTGTGCGGGCAAATGTATCGCTGCTGACTTTTCGGCGCCCGTTTTGGAAGCCATTTGCAGTTTCCTGAAGCGGCAGAAGAAGACGCAGCGATGCATCCGGGTTTGCAACTCGTTCTCGATCTTGAACCGACTGCGCCTTCTCTTTTGAAATCGTTACCATCGTCACTGCCACTACTAACACTGCTAACGCTGCTATCATCGCTTTCGCTATCGCTACCATTGCCGTCGTCTTCATACATTAATTTGGATGTTCCTCCCACGACCAGCACCACAACGATAATGATAAACAGTATCGGTTTGCTTAAATACATTTAAAAACTTTAAAAAAATAAAATCAATCGTTTGTTATTTCGTTATTATATAATTATAATTAATTATTAAATTTATAATTGTATTATTGGAATGAATTTTATTTTGGTAAAAAACTAATCTATATCTACTTATCTATATCTATATTTTACATTTTATTACTTTACTTTACTTTACCATACCTATAATCGCTGCGTGAATATTTTTATGCACATGTTATTGTAATCACATACCATTACGTCTCCATTTGGGCCGGCACTAACGCAATACGATTTGCAGCTTCGCGTATCACTTACTGCGCGACAATCAATGCTGTGAAGGAGTTTCATTTCAGGATATTTAAAAACTCCCACCACACAGTTTGCGTCGACTATCAGCATATTACCATTTTCATCAAATGTAACGCTTTGCGGCTTACTATCAGTATGAAAATGAATTGTCTTCCAAGGATTCCTACTTGAAATAAATGGGCGTTCGAACCGGCTTGACTGATTATACGGCTTATAATCGTAAACTTCCACGGTTGAATTTAAAATAACTACCAGTCTACCTTGTGGATCGAATGCAAGTCCACCTATGTCGCTAAATTTATCGTCCATCACACTACCAATTTCGCGCCCTTTAGCATCAATCATAACAAATCCGTGAAACGTTCTACCATATTGACGGTCCACCCGAATAATCCCCATGATAATATTCTCATCGGGGCCGTCAATGGTGATTGCATGATGATTAACGTTGGGTTTAAAGAATTGTTCAATTATTCTTCCATTGGAATAATTTAAAAAATTAATATGTCTGTCTTCTGAAAAAACCAGCTCACCTTTGCGAAATACCAATTCACCAATTGAATTGGATGTCGCGTGCATTGATTTTAAATGCTCCCCGTCGTTATAACTAAAAACGTGTATGTGGTTGGCAGAGACGCCCTGCTTATTAGCACTAACAACAATGTTGCCGTCCGAGTCCAAAATCGCAGAGCGTGGATTACCACTAACATTAATAACGCGTTCTAATCCGTATGGTGCGGTTGGGTCCCCTATGAGGGAACTGGCTATCCGGTTGGTTGCCATTTTCTTAAGATGGGCTAAAGCACGGGCATGGTAATAAGGTGATGTATTATTATTATTGAGTAATCGCTTCATAATTTCATCACCAAACGATTTACGAGTTGCAATTTTTCGTAGAAATCTTCGTTGTTGGGGTGTCATTTCGCTCATTCCTGGTATTCTCGATCTTCCTAACCGTCGGGCAACATTACGTTCAAATGGCCCAAGCGAATTCAATGGGTTATGATATTGCAGCTTTCGCGGAGCCTGTGATTGTGTTACCATATCGGTATTGGTTTCGGGCAAAAATAATTCGGCATCATCATATTTTTCAGGCGATGACGTTGTTGTTGGTGATTTTGATTTACTTGTTTTACTACCCGTTGGAGAACCGGCACCTCCATGTAATTTACAACAACGTTTTCTTAATGTTTTTTTGGTTTTTCTTTTAACATTTCTGGAAAACCGATGCGGCATTCGAAGTTGAAGATGTTGAAGTGTTGTGAAGTGTTTATGTTTCTATTTTATATTTTGTATAATAGAAATATTATAAAAAATATTTTTAAGAAGTGAATGAATGAAAAATCAATTCATTTTTGTTATAATCCCGCAAATCGCGGTGCCCGATACCGTAAAATATCCAACTCGTTCCCGGTAGTGGGGAACAGTTCGGCTCCGTACACGTCTTGCAAAAGGAGCCATTCAAACATTCCTCCCGTATAAATGCACACCCGTGGCATACCAAGCTTAATCAGCTGCTCGTATTTATCAGTAACCGTATCATCGGTTGCGTTTTTACCGTATACGACAACAGATACATTCTCTCCTCGCACATCCTTTCCGGAAATAATGTTGTTCATTAACGCTTCCTCATTTTCAGCAGGAATGGTGCCACGTATGACGCATTTCTGGAATTCGGCCGGAAGTGTGCTTATCATGATCATGCCATTATTATTATTATCGCTGCTACTATTTACGCCAATAATAGCTTGAACGTCTTCGAAATTTATTCGATGGTTACTTCCGGATGCAGAGAAAGAGAATGACGTAATTGAATTACCCATATTCTATTTTGGTCGTAGCCGTAACAGTAAAGTTATTTCTATTACTTTTTACTTTTTAATATTTAATTTAATTTCATTCGAATTTCACAACCACTTCAACCGTTTCTTTTTTGATGCAGCTGCTTGCAAGAATTGACAATTCTTCCCTGCGTTTTCGCGTGGCGGTAGTTACAGACGATGCATCGTCGTCGGTTATTGATGTCGACTTAGACAGCGACATTGTTTTGCGCTTCGATATGCTGTTTCGCGTGTTCATATCGCTTTCAATCTCGGCATAGTTGGATTCAATATATTGTATCACGCGGTTCTCGATTGCCCACTTGAAGAAATTAAGCTGGCCGATGGTGGTTTGTATGGAGCTGTTGTTCTGAAACGGGAACGCGATGCGGTCCCACCTGCAAAATGGGTCAAACCGTTTTTTCGAATACGCCTTCAGTTAGAGTTTGTAATCGGTGTACACTTTAAACCGCCGGTCGGACTTGCCTTCGGCACCCGGTATCGAGTAAACGGTGTAGTGTTTCTTTGCATAATTGGTCGAGAACCAGTCTATAATTCGCAGCGATAT